AAACGAACACCGAGGGAACACCGAGAAAGTTCTTACTGGGATAGGCTGGGATAGGGCTAGAACATGCCTAATATCTCCATAAAGCGATTTAAAATGACCTAGTGGATAAATGTTCCAGAAAATAAAAGAAAGGCTTAAAACGCAAAATAGAGCGTTTAAAAGTAATATCGTTTCCAAATGGAGAAAATATAGTTCCATCCTGCTGCCAAAAAGCAGCAAAAAAGACCCCACAATATTTGTGAAGTCTTCAGATAGTGCAAGCCAAGTTTCGGTGCAATGCCTTTTTATACTGCCAGTCAATGGCTATGTATTACTGTAAAACAAAAACCTGCATAGACTTCTACTAACTGCCGGCATAGCATCCAAACAGGAGTAAGAGACTATACAGGTTTACACTAAGGATACCAAGGAAGAAAAAGACTTAATCATCACCATGGATTCTTGCTTCGAGGGAAATTATAGAATAAGTTTCCTGTAAATGCAAGCTGTATTTATTTGTTTTGGAACTTTTAGAAAATGGGTGCAACGTTTTTATGTTTGTTTTGGAAACGTTCCGGAACTTCAAAACCATTAGTCCTAAATTAGTCTAAACCTAGTCCAAAACAACTTAATCGTCATTTTCCTTAGGGGTAGTATGTTCTTTTCGTAATCTTTTCAGTAAATCGTTTAAACCCTCTTTAGATGGTTGTGGTGCATCTTCTTCGGCTCTGGATGCGGAACGCACTCGATTAGTAAGCGGTGGGTTTTGGGCTTTCCATTTCTGAATAGCGTCTTGTGTTGATTGCCCTGTACTTTTAAGTACATCCCTTTGAAAGTCTGAATCAATGTTTTCTGGCTGTTTTGGCAAATCTATGCCAGAGCTGACAGAACGTTTCGTTAGGTCAGATGCATCCAGTGGAATCGGTCGGGTTTCCTGTGGAGCTGTAGAGTGTTCCAGATTTCCATAAAATTCTTTGTGTGTATCTTGAGTAATGGCGCATAAATCAGCACCCAAAACATGGCAGATTTTACACATATCAGCAAATGAGAATTTATCTCTATAGAGTTTGTTTCTCATGGATTGAGGTTGGATATTAAGCAGTTCAGACAACTGGTTTATAGTCAAGTTGCGCTCTGCTAATAATTGTTTAATAATTTTTGTTCCGGACATGTAACATTCTCCTTTGATGATTTTATTTTAAGCATATTATAGCAAATAAAATGCGTGTACTCAATAGTGAGTACGTAATCAAAAGTGAGTACATAACACGAAAGAGTGTACTCATAAGTGAGTACATAGAAACAATAGTGTACTCATAAGTGAGTACAGATAAAATGATGGTGTACTCAAAAGTGAGTACGTAATCAAAAATGAGTACGTAATCAAAAATGAGTACACGAAAGCAAGACCTTTGTACCTAAAACAAGTACGCAGATTAAGCAAATGAGGTTTTTTGAGGGTGGAAAGCACTACCTTAGAAATTCCGTATCGTGGGCACACTCACTTTTAACAAGGGTGTCAAAGAAATTTACACCCTTTGCAAGGGAAAAGGGGGTAACGAAATAGAACTCCCTCTATAATGCAACACTGCTGTATTCGAGTTGTTTCGGAATAATGGCAGCAGGATGTTGAGAAATGTCAAGGTTGAGCAAGTACCGTTTTGGTACTTGAGATAAAATATCTACACTGTCAATTTGATAGAATAGGTCAAGGGGGATTTGTTCCGAAATTGCGAAGTAATACACCATAGCAGAAAATAGAAATACGGTTGTAACGGAAACAACTTGCTTCTTTTTGAGCGGGTCAAAACATAGATGGGGTAACGATTTGCTACCCCATCACATAGAACGGTTTAAGTAGAATTGAGTTTCGCTCATTTTTGAGCAAAACTGTGAGTTTGAGATAATGGCAACAGAACCGGCAAGGAATACCGAAGATAAAACCAGTACCCTATTTCAAGGGAGTGAATTTGAGTTTTACTCAAAAATGAGTAAAAGTAAAGGGCTACGGCATTTTACCGCATCCCTGTGCAAAGCTAACATTTGCTAACTTCTTTGTCAGTAGTTCCGGAACAGTTGGCAAGGCTTTAGATATTTAAGGGCATCGCAAATTGCACACCCCTTTACTTGCCCGGTTCATCTTTCTTTTGAATATTGGTAGCAGGGGCAGAACAGGGGAAAATAAAGGTTACCAGTGTACTTTCTGGTACGGTTGTGAGTAGAGCAGGAAAGCATAAGGGGAGTCGATAGAATCTACTCCCATGGTAGGCTATCCAAAACTCAATAACAATTCGTTACCGAGTGGAAGAGGAGCAAAGATAGAACGGTGCCCGACTTGTTCACCGTCAAGAGGTGTTTCCATTCCGGCAACACCTAAAGACAGTGGGGGTTTTATCCCATTTTGTAGAAAAATTGTGAGTTTGGGATAATGGCAACAGAACCGGCAGGGGTGTAGATAGTTTCTACTTCCCTAAAAAACACGAAAGACCCTGTATTTCTACAAGGTCACACACTAACGTGAGTCCCTGCTTCAGGGAGTCATCTTTTTCAACGCCTGTATTTCTACAAGGTCACACACTAACCACCGTACCTTTAGGTACGCTTGTCATGATTCGGATCCAGTACCGGATTCACGTTCCATTCTATCATCAACAGCTTTCTTGATATAGCCGTTTACGCTTTCACCTGCTGCCGTTGCGGCGGCTTTGATAAGTTCTTTCTGTCCCTTAGGAAATGTAACATTGATACGGTCGTAATTCTTTTGA